AAGCCATCACCGATATTCGAGGAACCACCTTTCGCCATGAAATCTTGTCCCGATGACATTACAACGGACCCGCTGTGGCAAGCGGAGCAAACCGACCGCCTAATTGCATGGGAATGCCTCCAAACAGCCCTTGGGGGTGGGAGTAGGGAAGTGAGCGCCAAACACCTTACAGACAAGCTAGCGGTGCCCGGAACGTTTTGGTCTGATATGATAAAACGAATTAAGCGCCGCCATAATGCAAAAACTTGACGAAGATGCCGCCCTGACGTTTTACAGCGAAAAAGGGCCGGATGTGGGCGAGCTGCAAAAGGCTTACGATAAGACCGTAAACGAGCTGTTCCCCTACTTTTCCCAGTGCCAGCGGAGCTTTGACGAACGCCGCAACTATTGGCCGGGCAAGAGCGAGGATTTGCGCAAGCACGGGGCAGGAGCGTTCCCGTGGGATGGGGCCTCCGACACAGAAGCCCATGTCATTAACGAGCGGATTAACGCCTATGTGGCTCTCTGCCTTACAGCTCTGGCCCGAGCAAACATCCGGGCAGGTGCCGTAGAGGCCGGAGACGTGGCCAGATCAAAAGTAGTAAGCTGCTTCCTTAAGTGGATGGTGGACTCTTACATCCCCCATTTCAAGGAAGAGATGGAGCTTAACGCCAACTACATGTTTGAGCGTGGGCTGATGGTGACATACGTTGGATGGGAGCGCGAAAACAACAAATACCTCCAGAAGTTTACGCTGGATGAGATTGCCGCCGCCTCCCCCGATTTGGCGCGCGTCATCCTTGAAAAGAGCGATGACAACACCGTCGCACAGATGCTCATTAGCGCCTATCCCGGCCTGTCGCAAAAGCGGGCCAAGAAGGCATTAAACGACCTCCGCAAGAAGGGTGTCGCAGAGATTCCAGTTATTCGCCGGACCATAGATCGCCCATGCGCCAAGGCGCAGGCACCGGACGGAGACACGCTTTTCCCTGCCTATTGCACCGACTATCAGCAGTCTCCTTACGTGTTCCACCGCGTAAAGATGACCGTCCAGCAGATTCTGAACAAGGTGGAAACGTCCGGCTGGAACCGCGAATGGGCGGAATACGTCATTGAGCACTTCCGGGGCGTGGACACCTTTGCGGCCAATGGGGAATACATCCGTCGTTCCTCGACGCTGGGCGGGGCCACCCGCGAATGGGAAGCGGACGAGCTGGTGGATGTCATCTACGTCTATCAGCGCCTCATTGACCGGGAAGACGGCTCCATGGGCATCTATTGCACCGTCATGCACCCGTCATTCACGGGCAAGGGCGACGTGCCGGACAAGGCCAAGTTTGAGCTGTTAAACGGCTACGAAGACTACCCCTTTGTCGTTACGCGCCTGTCTGCGGATAACAAACGGCTTTACGACCTCCAGACTGTGCCGGAAATGCTTCGCGGCATTCAATGGCAGGTGAAGATTGAGCGGGACAGCCGCATCGACCGCAACGGCATGGCTACGGTGCCCACGCTGATGCACCCAATGGGACGCCCCCCGCCAGATTGGGGTCCGGGCAAGAGGATTGGCCGGATGCGGGAAAACGACTACACGTTTGCCCCCACGCCGCCGTTCAACCCTGGCAGCGTGGAGATTGAGCAAACAATGCTCGCTTCTGCCGATAAGCTCATGGGCCTCGACATTGAGAACCCCCTGAGCGCCGCCCGCCGCCAATACTTCGTAGATAAGTTTCTCTCCCACGTTCAGGCGGTCATAAAGATGGCCTATAACGCGTTTCAACGCTTTGGCCCGGACGAGCTGTTCTTCCGCGTTACAGGTGTGCCGGACGCCCAGCGTTTCACCAAGGGCGACCCTGACGAGGATGTTGACATCTCCATCGCGTTTGATGTCCAGAACACCGACAAGGAAACGTGGGAGAAGAAAATGGAGCAAACCATCGCGCTTGTTCCTCTGGACAGGTCGGGGCGGATTAACATGGACGCCCTCATTGAATTCGCGGCCAACATGATAGATCCGATGCTGGCCGACGCCATCCTACAGCCCATCGAGGTTGCGCAGGAAAAGATGGTGAAGGACGTTACGGACGACCTGACGAAGATTTCCTCGGCAATCGAGGTGGGCGCACGTCCCAATGGGGCACAGATGGCCCTCTCCTTGGTGCAGCAATACGCCTCGCAGCCGGACGTGGCCCAGCGTTTACAGCAGGATGAAGCATTCCGTGAACGCCTTACAAAATACGCAGAGCAGTATCAAATGGTGCTAATGCAGCAGCAGAACGCCGAAACAGGCAAGCTGGGCACAGCCCCCGCCGCCGTGGGCAACGTCGGCACCCAGACAGCCAATTCCCAATCCTACTAAAAAATGAGTGTTTCAATCGTCCAAAATCAGAGTGCCGGCACCTACTGCGTCGTATGCGATACAGAGTCCACCTACACGCTCCCCCAATGGGGCAGCCGTGATAGCGTCCTTGTCAAGAATGCCACCGCCACGGAGCTTACCGTTGACGGCAACGGCTCCAACACCATCGACGGGGCGGAAAGCATCACCCTGCGCGGCTACAGCAGCATTGAGCTGATTCGCGGCACCACCTCCGGGGATTGGGTGGCTGTTCGCTCCTACGACAAGACGGACGAGCAGGCCAACATCACCATCATTTCCGCTTACGGCGCGGGCACGGCCTATTCCCTCACGGACACGGCGGCGGCTGTTGACTTTGGCACCACCGATCCGGCGATTACGCTCACCAAGGCCGGCACCTACCTGATTAGCGGCCAAATCAACCTGGCCTACACCGGAGCCACCGTCGTAGCGGAAACGGCCACGGTGAAGCTGCGCCGCACGAACAACACGGCGGCGAATGTCGGCCAAGTGCTGGTGATTGACCTTCCGGTTGCCACCACGCTTACGAACACCTACGGCATCGTCACCATCCCGCCGTTCTCATACACGACGACAAACACGGACGACGCCATTGCCCTGTTCGCCAATGTGTCCGCAGCCCTTGGGGCCGGCACAATTGACGCTACGGCCATTGGAACGAGCATTGTTGCCGTCTTGCAGTAATGGAACGCCCAAAGACGCAGGCCGAACAGGATTGGGACCACCTTTCCAATGTCGAGCCCTTCCAACGCTTCCTTGTCTGGGTGCATTCCCAGCGGGAACAGGCGATTGGCGACTTACGGACAGCCCCCGACCCCGGCAAGGTGATGGAATGCAGCGGGCGGATTCAGGCCCTTGACGACATCCTTACGGCCACGAATTGGGAAGTGATACGGGAGCGCATAGCGCGGCAATCGTAAGGTTGCCTGAAACAGCCGGGTTTCCCAAGCGGGCAATCCGGCTTTTTTGTGCCCAAATGGGCCGGTCCGTCCCCGTGCCTTACAATCCGCCCTAGTCGCAGTCGCCATGGCGTCCAAGTTGGCGGAAAAAAATATGTCAGGAACAGTCCAAAAGGCCATCGCTGGGGCCGCAGAAAGTCCAGTGGCAGACAATGTTTCGGAGCAAGAATATGTCTTGCGCCGCCAAGCAGCCAAGGAACAGGCCAAACCTGCCCCCGAAGCTGTAAAGCCCGAAGAGGAGAAGCCCAAGGAAGCCGAAAGCGAAGCGGCCCACGAAGGCGAATCCCCCAAGGCCAAAGACAACGACGTTCTTTCAAAGGCTAAGACTAACCTGGATGACCTATCTGCCGAGGAACTTGACCAATTGGCCAAGGAACTTGGGAGCAAGGCCGTAGCCCGCTTTGGCGAACTAACAGCCAAGCGTAAAGCAGCGGAGGAGAGAGCAGCGGCCCTAGAGGCAGCCCTTTCCCGCCAGAATCAGGAGAAGGCAGCGCCCGCCGACCCCGTTAAAGACAACCCGTTTGCATCCATCAAGGATGTGTCCGAACTGCAATCCAAGGCGAAGGAGATCAAAGAAGTGATTGAATTCGCGGAGGAGAAGCTGGACGACGCCGATGGGATTGGAATGGATGAAGTGGCCGCTGTCGTGGATGGGAAGGAATACACCAAGCGTCAGCTTCGTGACACCTTACGCAAGGCCCGTAAAGCCGAGAAGGAGTATTTGCCCGATGTAGCGCGGCGACTCCAGACGGTGGAGCAGGCCAAGCAATTGCGTGAGTCGTTGAACGAGCAGGTGCGGAAGCAGCTTCCTTGGATGGAGGATGAAGGAGATGAAAGGAAAAAGCGTTATGACGCCATGGCCAGCGACCCCCGCCTTAAACGGATTGAAGAGGTTGCCCCGGACATCGCAGCACAGATGCCGTTCCTCCTCGCCCACGCCTCCAACAGCATGTACGCGCGCCGGGAAATCCCGCTCGAAGCGAAGCCTGCTGTTAAAGCCACTCCGCCTGAGAACCCTTCCAATGGAGCGGCCACGAGCCGTTCGCCGGAAGGTGTCAAGTCGAAGCAAGAGAAAGAGCTGAAGGGTCGATTCGCGGAAACCGGAGCCGCAGAGGACTGGTTGGCGCTTCGCACCGCTCAAATCTCTAAACGTAAAACGATAGCTTAACAAAGCCACCATGGCCTTTTCAAACACCTACGATACCACTAACACGGGCAGCGCCGTCAGCAACCGGGAAGACCTCTCGGATGCCCTGACCATCCTCGCCCCGCAGGAAACCCCCATCCTGTCCCTTGCCGCCAAGAGCAAGGCCAAAGCCACCTACCACGAATGGACCGTTGATAGCCTCGCCACTCCGGTGAGCACCCCGATTGCGGAAGGCGCGGACGTTAATGCGTTCGACGACAAATTCGCCAATCGCGCCCGTATTGGCAACTACTGCCAAAAGCTGCGCCGCACCTTCATGGTGTCGGACATTCAGCAGGCGGTGGATAGCGTTGGGCCGGCGAAGCTCGCGCAGGCGGAGATCAAAGCCGTCAAGGAAATCAAGCGCGACATCGAAAAGACGATTAGCGGCACCCAGGATCGGGCGACTGAAGATGGAGCGGGCACCGCCTCCCAGCTCCGTGGCCTTGGCGACTGGATTGATAGCTCTGGACCGTCTGACGTTCCTGCGGCCTATCGCACCCCGTCAACGAGCATCAACGGCTCTGGCACGGCGTTCACCGAAACCGTGATGAACAACCTCATCACGTCGATGTATCGCGTTACGGGAGCCACCAACAGCCTTACGCTGGTTGCTGACACGGCCCTGCGCCGGATCATCACCGACTTTGCGCGGTTGTCGGCTTCGGGTGACTACTCGGTTCGCCGGGTAGAAACCTACGGTGATTCGTCTTCGATCAAACTGTCCGTCCAGATGTACGAGTCGGACCACGGCATTGTCTCCATCGTGAACATGAACCCGGACTGTGCGCCGGACACCACGAACAAGGACACGGGCTACTTCATCAACACCGAATACCTCGGCGTTGCGGACCTCATCCCGCTCGGCAGCTCGCGCGTTCCCAACCTCGGCGGCGGCGACCGTGGCTACGTCGATTGGACTGGCACGCTGGTTGTCAAGCACCCCGGCGCGTTCGGCGCTATCACCGCCCTTAGCTAAACCTTAAAGGACCAATCTAATGCCTAAACTTACTGTTAACGAAGCCGTTGCGGGGTTCACCCACGTTTTCGAGTTCGATTACGTGGATCTGATCGCCCTTGGAACGGGTAACAAGTTCACCATTGCAACCATCCCTGCGGGTGGCGCGGTGGAAATGGCGTGCGTCCATAAGGTGACTGCTGCGGCGGGCTCTACTTCGGTAGTGTTCGACGTTGGCACCACCTCTGGCGACCCCGACGAGTTCATCGACAACTTGGATGCGGACGGGATGACGGTTCCGGTGTTCAACACTGGCGACCAATTCACGTCTGGCTACACCAAGCCCGTCACGGCGGTTACGTCGGCTACGACCGTTTACCTGAAGCTCACCGATGCCGCTGTGGCGTCGCTGACGGCGGGCAAGTGGATTGTGGGCCTGCGCATCCTCAACCTGGCGCAATACGTCAAGGGTTTGGCGGCCTAAGCAACCGCTAGCCCTATAATCTGGAGGCATTGGCCCTTACGGGCTGGTGCCTCCTTTTTTATGCAAATTATCATTCCACCGAAACAATTCACGGAAGGCGACATGGCGAAGGCATTTGAGCGTGAATTGCGGAGCGGGGTGGAGCTAAAGAAGGCGACAGAAGAGGCCCGCGAGCGTAAGGCTGCGCAAGAGGCCAAGGATCTGAAGCGCACGGTGGGAGGCCTTGGGAAATGCGTAGCCGTTGTTCCCGAGTGGGAGTTCTTCCGCATGAAGCAGAAATACGGCAACGAGGTGCAGAGCAAGGAATTCCTGAAGTATTTCCAGCGCAAGTTCCCGCATCTGTCCCCCAATAAGCTTTAATGACCACGGACACATACGCCCACCTGTTGACGCGGATTCAGGCTCTGGCGGGCGTTGACACGTTCCTGACGGCTGAATTGACGCTGATTGACAGCTTCATCAATCGCCGGGCTTATCAGGCTTACAGGTATTCGGACAATTGGCCGCGCTACTTCGTGGCGGCAGAGGCCCGCCCTGGCCCCCTCAACATCATTCCGTTCGCCTATACGGCGTCCGATGGCAACCGGAACATCTCCACAGCCACCCGCAGCGGCTACACGGTGACGATTACTACCACGGCAGACATTGATGGGGATTTTGTCACCGGGCAGACCCTTACAATGGCCTCCCTGACGTATTCCACGGTGAACCCCAACGGGGCCTACGTGGTGACGGTGAGCGGGGACAGAACCTTCACCTACGACCTGGCCGACACCACCCTGACAAGCTCCGAGACCTATGGGGGCAGCGGGACGGTGGTTCCGGTGGCGCTTACGGAGGTGGACACGTTCATCCGGGTGTTCAACAGCTTCCCTTACAACCTGCAAGGGGCCGGGGAATACGAGATTTTCGTGCAGAGCGACGGATGCCACGTCATGGGCAACAGCACGTCAGCGCCGGGGTTCTACGTGTGCTACAAGAAAGTGTGGGATGGCCCTTACAACAATTCGTCCAATGACGACATCCCAAGGGAGCAGTTTGATTACATAGCCCATGCCGCTTACGCCGACTTTCTCCGCATGGACCGGCAGAATGACAAGGCCATAGCGGAGGAGCAGGTGGCCTTACAATACTTGATGGTAGAGTTGGAGCGGCCACAGAACCAGGCCAACAGCCAGCTTACATCCCGCATTTCCACTTACGTCAGCAAGTCTAATCGCTAATTCCATGGGCCTCGCATCAGTAAAACTTCAACAAGACGGCGTTCTGGTGTCGGGCAGCAACCCCGTGCCGGTGGCCATCGCGGCCCCCACGTCCACCATCACCGCTGGTTATTCGTCCTCTGCGTTCAAAACGCGGCCAAATGACACCAATGCCTATGCCGCGCTGGATGTCGTGTCTGAAAGCGCCTCTGCGGGCACCGTATGGACGTTTGCGAGCATTGGGCCGTCTGGCGGCGGGAACATCATCATCGACAACATCAGCATCCGTTTCGATGTGTCGGCCATCCCGTCCGGCTTGGCGGCTTTCCGCCTCCACCTCTATTCCACGAGCCCTACGGCCATCAACGACAATGCGGCGTTTGATCTGCCGTCCGGGGATCGGGCCAAATACCTCGGCTACGTAGAAACACCCACCCCGCTCGACCTTGGGGCTACGCTCTGGGCTTCGACCGAGGAACAAGGATTCCCGGTGCGCAAGCAGGTGACGGTGGCCTCTGGTTCGCTGTATGGCATCCTCCAGACGGTGGGCGCTTACACCCCTACGGCGGAAGCTGTTTACACGGTGAAGTTGCACGCCGTTGGCGTCTAATGACCCCGGCCACTAGAGCCCTGCTGGATAGGGACACGTTCAATCCCTACAGGCTGCCAAATAACGCAGCGGTGTATTCCGTGCAGGGGACGCCGGGTGATAGCACCTACATCCTTAGCAGCGGCAATTGCGTGCTGGTGGCGGATCGCTCTGGCAATTCGGCGGTGAACGGGCTGGTGCTGAATGGGTCGAGCGGCAACTACGCGAGCACCCCTGACTCAGCCGCGCTGTCTGTCACCGGGGAGCTGGAAATGGTGGCGCGCGTAATGTGTGTCGATTTCAGCAATGGCGGGGCGCAGATAATTATCTCAAAGCGCAGCGGATCAAGCGGCGAATATCTTTGGCGCTTTGAGTCAAACGCTCAAATCTCGCTCACATGGTATGAGGCGGGCGTGGAGAAGGCAACGCTTACAAGCACTACGCCGACGCTTTCCGATCTAACGACATACTGGTTTCGCGTTACGCGGCAGTTCTCCGGTGGCACTGCTACGGTTAAATTTTACTACGCGGAAGACACGGCAACGAACACGCCGCCATCTTCTTGGTCGCAAATCGGAACTGACCAAACGGCGTCGTCCACCATCGCAACAGACACCGCTTTAGCTGTTGGTGTAGGCGCGCAAGCAGACAACAGCAACCATTTGACCGGGATCATTTACCGGGCGCTCATCTACACCGGAATCGGCGGCACTCTTGCATTTGATGCCAATTTTGCGGCACAACCCAAGCTCGCCACCTCATTTACGGATGGCAGCACCCCGGGCGGAACAGTGACCATCAATAGCTCCGGCGACCTCGGAGCCCGCATCTGCGGCGCTCGTGACCGCGTGCAGCTCACGGCAAGCAAACAGCCGGCATTCTCTACGGGTGCAGATGGGATTAACATCCTCACCTACGACGGCAGCAACGACTACATGAAGTCGGCTCCGTTTAGCCTGAGCCAGCCGGAAAGCCGTTATTGGACGGGCTCACAAGAAACGTGGACGGATACCGATTGCGTATTGGACGGCAATGTTGTGTCGGGAACACCCCTCTATCAGCGCACCACGACAAATGGCTTCCGGCTTCTCGCGGGGGGCGCAGCCACGACCGCAAACACGGACTTGGGTGTTGCGACGCGGGGCGTGGTAGCTGCCGTGCTCAATAGCACGGCTTCATCCGTGCGCGTGAATCGCATGGCCGCTGTAGGGTCTGGAACTGCAATTGGGACCAACAACAGCAACGGCGTGACCGTCGGGGCTTATGGTGACGGCACCGGGCCTGGCAACATCACGGAGGCGGCATACCTCGTGCGCTCCGCGGCAGACGACGCAGCGCTAAAAGACCGCATAACCGACTACTTTATCCGAGCCATGAAAGTTTCCGCATGAGCGCACACAAACAATTTCTGCTCTGCGTAGACGAACGCCACGCCGCTTTGGTCGATCAACTCATCTTGGCCGACCTGATGGAGCGCGGCACCATCGCAAACGCTTGGTCGAATGTCTGGGTGAGCGACGAAGGCCATTACGGCGTCCTCTGGGCTCCTCCGGTGTCGCTGTTCGGCAGCCCGGAAGACGACCCCAACATGGTGATTGAGACGGAGGCGCTGGACGCCCAAGGCGTGTCCAATTGGCAGGAGATACCCCCGCCCGATGAACTGGCTTAAACGCCTGTTCGGGGCGCGCACAGCCCATGCCGCAACGAGCAGCATGGGGACGCTGGAGGCTATGGCCCTCCTCACCCGCCTAGTTCTCGACGGAAAGACCATGGGCCTAGACCTAGAAGTAGTCGCTGTAGCCGACACGAACAGCATGTTGCCCACGTTTGACAGCAATGCCGTGCTCCTGGCGGAAGTTTGCCCCTACGCCTCATTGAAGGAGGGGGACATTGCCATCTATCGCAGCGGAACGATGCTCATTGTCCATCGGCTGAACGAGCGGACGAGCAAGGGATGGCGGGCGCTGGGGGATGGGAATGGCACGCAAGACCCCGAATTGGTGACGCCAGAGAATTTCTACAAGCGGGTGGCGGGGATTGTGTATTGTAAGGAGTAGGCGTTTCCTGGGTTGACACCAAAACGTGTAGCTTTACGTGTTGTGCGTGGAAATTACAACACCGTCGCAAGCGTCGCAACAGGGCCAATATCCGCGCTCCGCATATTCAATGCCTCCCGCCCCCGGCATTCCCGTAAACACGATTATTCACGGCGATAATGTAGCGGTAATGTCGGAGTGGCCGAATGCCTGCATTGACCTTGTTGTAACATCTCCTCCGTATGATAATTTACGGACCTACGGGGGCCACGGATGGGATTTTGCCCTAGTTGCGAAAGAGCTTGCGAGGGTGGTTAAACCGGGCGGCGTAATTGTGTGGGTGGTCGCAGACGCCACCGTAAAGGGAAGCGAGACGCTTACGAGCATGAGGCAGGCGATCCACTTTAAGGATGTTTGCGGGCTCAACGTCCACGACACAATGATTTACAAGACCAACAAGCCGCCGCAAAACGGAAACAGGTATGAGCCGTGTTGGGAGTACATGTTCGTTTTCTCAAAGGGAGCGCCTCGTGTGTGGAATGCCCAAAGAGAGGCGTCCCTGCATCCAGGTGTGCGAAACACGGGCGGGATGCGCTCGGCAGACGGCACGATTAAGGCGCGGACATATAACAACCAGTCTGGAGAAACAAAGGTGCGCGAAAACATCTGGTATCTTCCGCGCTCACCACATAGCGACGGCCACGAGCGGCACGGGCACCCTGCCACATACCCCATGGAATTGGCGAAGCTTCATATTCTTTCGTGGAGCAACGAGGGCGATGTGGTTGCCGATCCATTCGCAGGAAGCGGAACTACGTGTTTGGCGGCAAAAGATTGCGGAAGGCGATGGGTGGGCGTGGAAATAAACACGGAATACGTGGCGATTTGCAATCGCCGGCTTGGTGTTGCTCTCGCTTCGGTTCAGGCAGCATAGCTGCTGCTCCGATAGGCCGGGAAGTGTAAAGCTACCTGCCTGATACACTGGAAGCATGAACGCTTCTGTTGTTGCTTCGATTGTCCGTCATTTGCTGGGTATTGCGTCAGGCTGGCTGCTTGCCAAGGGCATTGATTTGGATGCCACGTCCATTGAGACGATTTCCGGGGGCTTGGGCTCCCTGTTGGCCGTAGCGTGGTCCATCTGGGCCAAGAAGCCCGTAAAGGCCGAATAAGCCATGTTTACGGCCATTCTCGCCGCCATTAGGGGGCTAGCCGCCTATTGGGAGGTGAAGGCCGTAGAATCGCGCTATGGCCTCTCTAAGACAATTGAAGCGGACGTTGCCGGCATGGAGGCTGACATTGCCCATTTGCGGGCTGCTGGCCGGCATGACGATGCTGACAGGGTGCGGGGGCGGCTTGTCCGCGCAACAGGCGTCCTTACAGCTCTATCAGCCCCGCGTCCTCCTGTTGAGCAAGGGGCAGACAATAGCCACGCCACAGGGCCAATACACCCCTCAAACGGATGAAATCTGGCATTCAGCTAGGGCCTTCAACGAATTGGAGCAGGAGCTAATTAACGTGACGGCAGCCTACACACAGAAAGCGAACAAATGAGCGATGAAGTGAAGCTGAATTTGGCCAAGGTCGGTGGATTTCTCGGAATCATCTGTGGATTGGCCGGGCTGCTGGGCGCTTGGTTTGTGCTCCCTTACAGGATGGCGGCAGCGGAAACGAAGCTCCTGAAGCTGGAAATCCAAGCCGAACAGACACGCGAGATCCTCATCCGTATTGACGAGAATGTGAAGCAGCTCAAGGGCGAGAAGCGTTAATCGCCACCAGAATAGGTGCTATGCCCCTGCGAGGGCGTTAATGTCTGATAAACTAAGCGGAAATGCCCGCTTACAGCAATTACGGCCCCCTAGACAGTCAGCCGTCTCCCCTGTCAGGCGGCGACCGTGGATTTGTAGGGGTGAACATGCGCACCACCCCAGAGCTGCTCCCGGATGGGATGGTGGCCAAGGCGGTGAACAAGGTGTTCGCCAATGGCGAGGCCCGCACCCGTAAGGGGATGCTGGAGCTTACAGCCCAGCGCATTGGCGCCACAATTCTTGGCGCAGGGGTGTTTTCCAATCCTGACGGTTATGAGGGGATAGTTGTCGCCACGTCCAGCACTTGCTATCACATCAGGGACGGCGTACCCCCTATAACCGTCGCCATTCCTTCCGGTGTCACCCTTTCCGGGGACATTAGCTTTGTCCAAGCATTTGACAAAGTGCTTATGTTTCGCGGGCTCGACCTCGCCCCCCTCGAATGGGACGGCGTAGAGGGTAGCGATGGATTCATTGAAATCCCTCAATCTGGGTCTGGCACCGGCACCCTGACGATCCCCGGCAGCGTAAACGCCACGTCCTTCGCCAATCGGCTGTTCGTCCCCTATAAGACGGGCGACCGGCTGGACGGCATCCTTGTGTCGGACATCCTCGATTATACGCGCTACGTGCCTGTGCTGGATGAATTCCGCATCAATTTCGGCACATCTGACGATCTCACCCGCATCTTCCCCTATGGGCAGAGTGTCTTGGTCTGCTTCAAGACGGACAGCATTTCCTACCTGCGCAACGTCTATGCCGACCTGGCTGACGTGTTCGCCGCAGAGGTGACGCGCGAGGTGGGCTTGGTGGCCCAGAATGCCGTGGCCCAGCTTGGCAATGCCGTCTGGTTTTTAGGCCGGGGAGGGCTCTACAAGTTTGTTCCGGGCGACCAAGACAAGGTGGAGCTGGAAAGCGCCACGCTCTCAGCCCCCATGCAGCCGTTCTTTGAAGGCATCAATTGGCGGGAGATTGAATCCGCCTCCATGGCCGTAGATGAGGAACGCATTTACATTGCCGTGCCCTATGGGGCGCTGGAAACGACAATAAATGCCATTGCCGTTTACAACCACGTCACTTCCCAATGGGAGGGCTATCACACGTTCCCTTCGGGCGCGGATTGCCTGTCCCTCGTTGAAACCCTCTATCTGGGCAAGCGCCGGGTGTGG